AGGTGCGTTTATTTGTAAACTTGTTAAGTTACAATTACCACTAATCACTACCAACCCATCAACTCCGTTATCAATAACAAACTTTACTAAAATTGTAGTCCTTGCTTGTTGTTGTTCTAATAAGAACAAATAGCCGTAACCATCCAAAGTTATAAGACCATCACAAGTTACTGTCCAAGTTGCAGTATCGTTTTTGTATTCTCTATACCACGCACTCGTTTGGCTTGTTACCTCTTTTTGGTCAACACTTACACTAAATGTGCAATTTGTTGAACACGAAAACGGAATATCCCTACCTGCTGGATAAGCCTCACTTGGTGGTTCGTAATAATACAACATTATATTGTTGCCTTGTACTTTTGCTGCCATAACTACAAATTTAAGTATATATTCCTATAATGACTCCGTCAATCCTTATTTGGTAAACTTTTGTATTTGGGAATACTGTTACAACCTTATACCATAAGTAATCTCCATTAAAAGTTAAACCACCATCTTCATCCTCATAAAATACATCACCATAGTCAGGGTCAGTAATTCCATTTAATGTAAATATTTCAGTTGCAGTTAATGTTCCTGCTAAAGCCTCTGCACTTGTTACATAACCATTAGACCTTAAATGTGCAACGGAAGGAACAAATGGCGGTGTGCTTGTTGAATTTATTATTTCAAAAATATTTGCTTCAACATTATCGCTATTAATATCTAATAATGTTCCCTGAATAGTATCATTAAACAAATCAATTGTTGTATTTCCTACCATATACTGCTTATTAGCAACGCTTATTTGTGCTGGGTCAGTATCAGTTGCTTTTATTCTCATTGCACCGCTAAATCTACCTTCATCCGTATTCATACCCATAAAAGTAGAATCTATGTTAATTACATTCTTGTTTAGGTTGTTAGAGTATTGTCTAATTACTAATTGACTTAATGAACGATACTTGTCCGATGTATATTCGTAACGATACCAATTCTTTAAGTTTAAACCATTAGCATCCGCTAAAAATCCCTTATAAGAATAGTAGCCATTGTATGAATCATTAAATCCTAAATCTAAATCTGCACTAAATACATATTCATCCGTATTATTTAATGAAGCAATACATTGATAGGATTGAAAAGCTGGTTGAATAGTAAATATAAAATTACTTACTGTGTTTGCAATTACTGTTGATTTCCAATAAGATGAAGCAGCTTTTGCTAATACATATTCAAAATAAATTGTGCCTGATTCGGGTGCAGGTGGTAATGTTAAATTTAATTCAGTTAATGTTACTTCTGCATCATACGGCTCAAAGTAATAACTTGAACCGCCAAACTCCCATTCTTTATTATTATCTATGCTATAAAAACCTGCTGGTGTTTGTAATTGAATCCTTAATATAAAGAAAGCATCAGGAACTGTTGCACCAACCGCTATAAGATTTGAATTAAATGAAATTTGCACTACTTCATTAAAAGCTATATTAGGAAAATATGTAGGTCTTATAGATGCGTTATATGGTGCTACAACATTTGTAATATCTATGTAATAATCATTTGATAATTTACTAGGATATGTTCCTACAGATATTAATGCACCATTTACATCTTCAGTCCACGCGTAAGCGTGATTTGTTGATACTATTTGTTTTAAATCTCCATTAGTAATATAGTTTGAAGGATATTCAATTTTTTTGTCAAATTGTACTTTGTTATAACCCTTTCTTAATAGTTTTATTTGGCTATTATCAACAAAAAATAATCCTGTTGTATTATCCGTAAATCCATCTATTAAACCATTAAAACTTGTAGTTCCTGAATCAACAACTAATCCAGCATTATCATATTCAGTAAACCAATATGTTTCTTGTGCAAATTGTGAAACTGCTAATATTTGCCATTTGCCTTGTGCTTGAAATAATCTTGCACCAAATCCTTTTACTATTTTAGTTAAAACTGATAAACAATTATCAACTTGATAATCATCAGTAATAAATAAAGCAAAGTTTAAATATGATTGCTTTAATGGGTCTGCCCAAGTTACATCCGACCTGTCATCCATTCCATCTGCGTAATAACTTATTCCTGTTATAACATTTAAGTTAGTAGGAAAAGCTACTGCGTTTAATGAGTTTATTATGTAAAACATACAATCATTAAAATCACTTAAAACATAATCTTCAGCTAATGGGTATTTAATCTTTTCTAATATACCCAAACCATCAACTGCGTTAAATGAAAGTTCTTTTCTGCCTGTTGTAAATGCAAATTGAACGCTATCACTCAATGCCCATCCTTGCCATTCTAAAGTTTCATCATAGTAAAGTTTACATAAATACTTCCTATCGTTTAATGTAGTTAGATTTGGCATATTTTCAATGTCATCCGTAACATCTATTCCAATACTTAATTGACTTGCATAAATAGGCTCAAAAATATCATCACTTCTAGGGATATATTGCAACTGAATTGTAGTTGCAGGATATTCAATTAAATCCCCAGCATAACCATCTTCTAACATATACAATGTTGAAATACTACCGCTTTTGGTAGCCATTGTAATTTTATATTTATTAACGTATGCCATTATATTCCCCTTCTTAAATTAAGTGAATGATTAGACCTTTGTAATGCTAAAACTAAATCATTTCCTTTTAATACAAATGAACCGCCACCAACTCCACCGCCACCATTCATCGCACCTGCATTAAATGTAGTGTTTAGTATTCCACTTAATTTATTCAATGGGATAATTGCTTCAGGTCCAGCTTCACCAACCATACCAATATGCGGACTGCTTACAATACCACCTTCTGCATATTTAGGTATCATTAATATTCTACCAGCAGAACCAGCAACACTAGATGCTGCAATTGCAACTTCACTACCTCCGCCTGTCAATGCAGCCATAACTGCTCTAAATATCAATGTTTGAATTACCATTGCAACTAATTGTTCAGTAATTTTACCTAACATATCTAAAAAAGCCTTACCAAAACTATCGCCTTTTTGCATTGCATCGTAAACACCTTGTAAAGCATTTACTACATTCCCTGAAAGTTGTTTAGCAAATGATTCGTATGATTTATTAAGTTCATCAATTCTATCACTTTCCATCTTAAAACCCTTCATTCTACCTGACGCATCCCTTGTTAAAAAATCACCTAAACTATTATCCTTACCAGTAACTTTTTTTCTTTCCTCACCCATTTTTCTTTTTCTATCAGCCGTTTCTCCTTTATCACCATAGGTAAGAATTAAAGCATTATCAAATCCTTTATCCTTAAATATCTTTTGATATTTTTCAATATCCATCATTTGTTTAGCTAATTCATATTTTAAATTAGCTCTAAATTCATCTAAAGCATCTATTGTTTTTTCTCCACCTTTTTTAATATTATCAGCAGTCGGAGTTAATGTAATTGTTTTTAATTGTTCTAATGTATTTAATTCAAGATTTGCAATATTCTTTTTTATTACATCTCCTAATACATCGTATTCTTTATTTATTAAACCTTTTTGATAATCAACACTCCTTAAATGAGAATGTCCTTTTTCAATCATTTGTTTCGGACCAGTAACTAATGCTAAAGCATCATTTCTTTTTTTATTATTACGAAATTGGTCGTCATATAATTTAGTTAATTGCTCAAGATTATTTTTTTCTTTTGCAATTGCATCTCCTTGCATTGCTGCTTGATTAACTAAAGTTTGATAGTATGCTTTATTTTCACCTAAATTTGCAGCTTTTATTGCTTCACTATTACTGTATAATTTTTTTAATTCTTTTAAGGCTTCCTCTTGTTGTGTTTTATTTCCACCTACAATAATTTCTGCTAATAAAATACCTTTAGTTCTTTTGGCTTGTTCTCCACCAATTAACTTATATAAATTATCTGAAACTTCTTTAAGTTTTTTATTAAATTCTTCTAGTTCGGCAGTTGGACCTTTAAAAAATGCAATTATATCTTTACTAAATGTAACCGCTAATGAAGATACTATACCAATTGCAACACCAACCCCTGCTGGACCTGTTAACCCTGCAACCATTGCTTGTAATGCCTTTTTTGTCCCCCCTTCCGTTTTTGCTAATCGTTGGAACGATTCAACCATAGGGTTTAGGTTATTCGCCACACCCATAATTCCATAAGGTGCATCTTGAGCAATCCTTGAAAAGTTTATAAGTGATTGAGAAGCATCACCCATTGGTTTTCCTAACTTACCTGCCTGTTCATTTAGTCTTGTAATTGTACCCCTTAAATTATCTATGTTTTTATTAAGATAATTTATCTCGCCAATATTAGTAGCCTTTTTTAATGCACTTTCAAATTGTGCAAGAGTATTTTGTGCTGCCTTTAAGCTAGATTGTAATGCTGAAACATCGGCATCAATACCAATACTAAACTTATCAAATGAATCTGCCATAATATTTTAATTTACTCCGTACAACTTTAAAGTCCTTGCCAATTGGTCGCTTGTTAACATTACCTTTTCTTCTTCTACTTCCAAATCATCAATCGCTGGTATATGCCAAAAAGCCTTTATACTTTTGGGTGATTTTTCAGTTGTGTTACTTAAATATACAATATAGGCAAGGTTTCTAGTCCTTGCCCATTCGTTTAACTCTTGTTTTTCCTTACCCATTACGATAATAGAAAAGTCTTTCCAAGTCATATCCCAAAACTCATTGGGTCTTATATTGCATTCAGCAGCTTTCACTAAAATATCATCCCACCCTAACTTTATTAGACTTTTTTTTTTCATCTTTAGGAGTTCCTTGTACTGCCATAACAGTATGTTCTACTATGTATTTAAGATACAAAAGAACTTGTCCTTCAGGGTTAAAAATTCCGCCTATTTCATCAATCCAATCGCAAACATCATCTTCGGTAAAATCAATTTCTTGTTTGTTAGAAATACATCCTGATTTATATCCGATGTAAATTAGTTTAACAATGTTATCCAAGTCATATTGATTGCTACCTAAAAACTCAAAGTATTTGTCAATAGTTATATCTTTTGCTTTGCAAAATTCCCTCATTGACCAAGTACCCCATTTTAATTGAATTGTGTTGTTGTTTAGTTTTAATTCAAACATAGGTTATTTATTTACGCTTGTTCAGTTTGTGTTAATGGTGGTAATGTTACTACGAAAGTTGCAGTAAATTTAACATCATCTTTATCAGCAGCATTTACTTCAAAATCGCTAATAAATACTTGACCTGAATAATACACATCACCTGAAGTTGGTGTTGCTTTACCCATCTTCATATTGAAGGCAGTTTTAGCAGCGTGAGCAGTGTACAATTGTTGGTAAGAATCTTTACTAGGAGTTCCTGTTTCATCAATTGCAAAACCTTCGCCTTTGAATGATTGTGTAAATGAAGGGCCAGCTTGAAATTGGTCTCCACATTTAGATGTTGCATCAATAGTGTTAACAGTTGATGTCATTGAGTTAGTTGTAAGACAAGCAACAGGTTTGAATGTTCCGTCATTGTCTATGTCAGCGGTAAGGATATAATCTCTTGCTGATACTTTTGTTTCTGCCATTTTATTTTAATTTTGAGTTATTATTAAATTATAAGTTATTATTGTTCTCCATACATTATCCGAAGGGTTTAAACCATCTAAATTTCTAATTGCACCTACCACCAAACTTGAAGCATAAAACCCATTAGTAAGG